ATTTTGAAAATATGCCTCCGCTGGAAGTGTGCAAGAAGAAAGCTACTTTTAGTGCAGGGACACAGCAAACGTTTTGCACTTACGAACTAAAAACAAGGCCGTTTTACAACTACCTTGAGAAGACACCAAAAAGTCCAGACATACACGTCCTGTACGGATTTGACGCAAACGAGCCAGACCGCATAAGCCGCAGAACTGATATTATCCGAGCAATGGGGTACACGGCAGAATTTCCGCTTGCTGATTTAGGAAGTCGAACGATTGAAAAAGTTGAGGATATTGGAATCAACCGCCCGACTACATATCGAATCTACAAACACG